ACCTGTGCGCGGCAAAGGTACGCGAGGTCAAGACCAAAGGCTTCATGTCTATGGGGGACGTAAGCAACGTCGGATTCTTCGGACAACAACAGTGTAACAGGGACACCTACATCACGATTACTGAGGGCGAATTGGACGCCTTGGCAATCTATGAGATGTCCGGTAAACAGTGGGACGTGGTTTCACTTCGGTCGGGCGCAGGTAACGCCGCCAAGGAAATCAAGGCCCAACTGGAGTGGCTCGAAGGGTACGACACAGTGGTACTCTGCTTTGATAACGACAAGGCAGGAGACGAAGCAGTTGAACAAGTTAAAGACCTCTTCAGCCCTGATAAGCTAAAGATATGTAAGCTACCCCTAAAGGACGCCAGTGACATGCTCATGGCAAACAGGGTCAAGGACTTTACGCAACACTGGTGGAACGCGAAGGTCTACAGACCCGACGGTATCGTCGCTGGTACTGACACATGGGACAAACTGGTAGAAAAGAGAAATGTCAAGTCAATACCTTATCCATGGGAAGGCCTAAATCATATCACAAGAGGACACAGGCCCTATGAACTCGTTACGATCACTAGCGGCAGTGGTATGGGAAAGTCCCAATTTATCAGAGAAATCGAGTATGATCTTCTACGCCGATGCGAGGGCAATATTGGAGTCTTGGCGCTTGAGGAGGATTTGGCCCGAACAACGCTTGGTATCATGTCGGTGGCGGCAAACAGGCCCCTTCACTTGGAAGAGGACACGCCTGTGGACGAACTTCGACCGTTTTGGGAGACCACACTGGGAACAGGACGTTACTACCTATTTGACCATTGGGGGTCAACGTCGGCTGATAATCTCCTCGCCCGTGTTCGCTACATGGCAAAAGCACTTGACTGCAGGTACGTCATACTGGACCACCTGTCCATCGTCGTCAGTTCTCAGGAGTCAGGGGATGAACGGAAGGCCATTGACGAAATCATGACCAAGCTGCGGACTCTGGTGGCTGAGACGGGGATTTGTTTGTTCCTCGTGTCACACCTCCGTAGATCCCAAGGCAAGGCCCATGAAGACGGTGCTCAGATATCCTTAGGTGAACTTAGGGGGTCTCAGGCCATCGCTCAGTTGTCAGACATAGTCATCGGCATGGAACGGGATCAGCAACACGAGAACGAGGATGTCCGTAACACAACCACAGTCCGCGTGTTGAAGAACAGGTATACCGGTGAAACCGGACCTGCCTGTTGGCTGGCTTATGATCGTTCCACAGGTCGTCTGTCGGAAGTCGCTAATCCACACATAGGGGACGACTTTTGATTTACCTTGACTTGGAAGCCGACGGTCTTAACCCCACGCGCATCTGGTGTGTTGTGACACGGGAAAACGGAGTAAACACCGTACATACTACCCATGACACCCTCTGTAAGGCTCTAGAAGGCTCTGTGAGCGTTTGTGGACACAACCTGATAGGTTATGACCTGCCAGTGCTAAAACGTCTCTGGGGCGTTTCTGTGGCCCCTGAGCGCATAGTCGATACTCTGGTGTTGTCACGCTTGTACGACCCAAGCAGACCCGGTGGACACTCTCTGAAGGTCTGGGGTGAGCTTCTGGGCTTCCCCAAAGGTGACCACGATGATTGGTCCTGCTTATCTACTGCTATGATTGAGTACTGTGAGCGTGACACAGAGGTCACAGAGGCCGTACACAAGCAGTTAGTTAGGGACATGGCAGGGTTCGACCAGCGGTCAATTGACTTGGAACATAAGGTGCAGTACGCCGTACAACAACAGGAGCGCAACGGATGGGTACTAGACCAGAAGCTTTCCCATGAACTTTTAGCAACATTTAAGGAGAGAATGAATGAAATCGAAGAAGTACTACAGGATAAGTTCCCGCCGATCATTCACGAAAGATGGTCTGAAAAGACTGGTAAACGACTTAAGGACAGAGTTGAGGTTTTCAATGTTGGTTCTAGGCAACAGATTGCGAGGCGCTTATCAACGCTTGGTGTCGTCTTTGAGAAAGTCACGGAGAAAGGGAATCCCATCGTTGACGAGGCTGTTCTAGACACCATTGACCTGCCAGAGGCTAGCCTATGCAGTGAGTACCTGATGCTACAAAAGAGATATGCACAGGTCCACTCATGGCTAGAACATGTGCAGGACGACGGGAGAGTTCATGGCCGTGTCATTAGCAACGGTGCAGTCACTGGACGCATGACCCACCAGAGTCCCAACATGGCTCAGGTCCCAGCAAGCCACAGCCCCTATGGGCATGAGTGTCGCTCCTGCTGGACTGTGCCTGAAGGGAAGGCTTTGGTTGGCTTTGACGCTTCTGGGTTGGAACTCAGAATGCTGGCACATTACATGGACGATAAGGAGTTTACCAATGTCCTCCTCACCGAAGATATACACACAAGAAATCAACTGGCTGCAGGGCTGGAAACAAGACCTCAAGCTAAAACTTTCATCTACGCTTTCCTCTACGGAGCAGGAGACGCAAAGATTGGAACCATCGTTGGAGGAAGCGCAAAGGACGGCGCAAACCTTAAGCGACGATTTCTATCAAATACACCTTCTCTTGAAAGTCTACGAGACCGCGTTGCTAGAGCATCTGGGCGAGGCTATCTCACAGGACTTGATGGACGTAGACTTAGAGTTAGATCTGAACATGCTGCACTGAACACACTACTTCAGGCGGCAGGGGCTATCGTGATGAAGCAAGCGTTGGTCATCTTGGACAACTACGCACGACAGTGGAAACTTGACTATAAATTCATAGGTAACATACATGACGAAGTACAATCGGAGGTGGCTGCAGACCAAGCAGAGAAGTATGGCTGGCTCGCAGTGGAGTGCCTCAAGGCGGCAGGTTTGGAGTACAGTCTCCGATGTCCCCTTGACGGAGAGTTCAAGGTCGGAACAACGTGGGCAGAAACTCACTGAGGGAAACGTATGAAAAGCGTGTACACATTAGTCTCTGACATCTACAAACTGATGGAGACAAAAGAAGCAGCAGAAGGCGTGGACATGGAAGCCAACATTGAGTTGTTCGGTGAAAACGTCAAGGAACTCATGCGTAACGAGTTTGGTGGACGTAAGCGTGACGGACGTAAGCTACGCATGTCCAACATTGGGCGCGAGGACAGGTATCTTTGGAATGTCTACAATGACGTGGAGAAGTCTGACGACATACAGGGTCATACCTATGTCAAGTTCCTCTACGGTCACCTCATTGAAGAAATGCTATTGTTCCTAACTAGAGCCGCAGGTCATGAGGTAACGGATGAACAGAAAAAGTGTGAGGTTAATGGTATTACAGGCTCGATGGACTGTAAAATCAACGGTATTGTTACTGACGTTAAATCTGTTTCGACTTATGGGTTTAGGAAATTCAAAGACGGCACACTGGCTTATGACGACCCATTTGGCTACGTGGCTCAAATTAAAGGATACGCATATTCAGAGGGTGCTACTAAATTTGGATGGTTAGCCATGGACAAGCAGAATGGACACCTCACGTACCTCATGTACGACGAGGAGGACACTCAGGCCCCTGTCTATGATCTCATAAGTTACGACATCAAGGAGCGCATTGACCACGTAAAAAAGCTAGTGGAGCATCCAACCCCACCCGACGTATGCTACGGCACTATCGCAGATGGAAAGAGTGGGAACCAGAAACTCGCCGTCGGATGCTCCTACTGTTCCTACAAGCAGGTATGTTGGCCTTCCGTTCGCGCCTTCGCCTACTCCTCAGGTCCAAGATATTTAACGGAGGTTATCAATGAGCCGAAGGTCCAAGAGATCACGCTTTCGTAGCACATTTGAAGAAGACGTTTCTAAACTACTAAAGGGTTTTGACTATGAGCCGTTCACCGTCCCCTACACCATTCAGCGCAGTTATCGTCCTGATTTTGTTCACAGCGCCTCTGGTGTTCTCGTGGAGTGCAAGGGGTACTTTAGAGACGGAGACACCAAGAAGTACACCAGTGTCAGAGATAGTCTGCCAGCAGGACAAGAGCTAGTGTTTGTCCTTATGCAGCCCAACAAGAAGATACGCAAGGGGGCTAAAATGACTATGTCGGAATGGTGTGACAAAGAGAATATTTTATGGTATACTATAGAGACACTACAGGAGTTGATTGATTATGTCGCTAACGCTGGAGGAAATTAAGGAACGCCTCTTGAAAACCATGGACCCAGACGACCTGCTGGAGGTCTTACAGGTAACCTCAGAAGAGATGCTGGACAGGTTTGAGGACAAGCTAATCAACAGACTGGATGTGTTTGAACAAGAGCTAGAGGAGGAAGAACATGAGTATTGATGACGCGACTCCCGAAGAGTGGGACACAGTTAGAGCATTGAATAACCTGTCCATTAGGAAGCCGAAGCAGGTAGACCCTGTGGAGCAACCCGACCACTACAACAAGGGAGCAATCGAAGCCATCGAAGCAATCAAAGCGTCCATGCCTGAACAGGAGTTCAACGGTTATCTCAAGGGTAACGCACTGAAGTACCTCTGGCGCTATGACTACAAAGGCAAACCAGTAGAGGACTTACGTAAGTGTCGCTGGTACATTGAACGACTAATTAAGGAAATAAATTAATGGACGCATATCAACAATACATTCACAAGTCACGGTACGCTCGTTACCTTCCAGAGGAACAGCGACGGGAGACTTGGGAAGAAACAATCGACAGGTATTTAAACTTCTGGATAGATAAAGATAAACTCACTCTGGAAGACGCCAATGGTATCTTTGCAGACATTCATAACTTGGATGTCATGCCTTCCATGAGGGCACTCATGACTGCAGGGGAGGCGTTGGACCGTGACAATGTCGCTGGCTTCAACTGCTCCTACATGCCTATCGACCATCCTAAAGCATTCGACGAGATGATGTACGTGCTTATGTGTGGCACAGGCGTAGGCTTTAGCGTAGAAAGACAGTACATTACAAAATTACCGGAGGTAGCAGAAGAGTTTCATGACACAGACACCGTTATACATGTCGCTGATTCAAAAATTGGCTGGGCTAAAGCTTACAGAGAACTTGTTAGCTTGCTCTATTCGGGTCAACTTCCGAAGTGGGACGTATCTGGAGTACGACCTGCAGGGGCATCCCTTAAGACCTTCGGAGGTCGAGCAAGTGGTCCAGAACCTCTTGTTGACCTGTTTAACTTCACCGTTGAAGTCTTTCGGGAGGCTGCTGGACGCAAACTTAGCTCCATCGAATGTCACGATATCTGCTGTAAGATTGCACAGATCGTCGTGGTTGGGGGAGTCCGGAGAAGTGCTCTCATCAGTCTATCTAACCTCACTGACGACCGAATCCGAAGAGCAAAGTCAGGACAGTGGTGGCAAGACAATCCTCAACGAGGACTAGCAAATAACAGCGCATGTTATACAGAAAAGCCAGACTTTGAGGCATTTTTAAATGAGTGGAAAAGTTTATACGAGTCAAGATCTGGGGAACGAGGAATGTTCTCTAGGGTTGCAAGTCAAAAGCAAGCTGCAAAGAACGAGCGACGAGATGCTACCTATGATTTTGGAACTAATCCATGTAGCGAAATTATCCTTCGACCCTACCAATTCTGTAATTTATCAGAGGTTGTTGTCAGGTCGTCCGATAGTCTCTCAGACCTCAAACGGAAAGTACGTGTTGCGTCTATCCTTGGAACTTTACAAGCTACCCTTACCAATTTCAGATACTTGAGAAAGGTGTGGCAGAACAACACAGAAGAAGAGGCCTTGTTGGGTGTTAGCTTGACAGGTATTATGGATCATCCGACATTGTCGGGAAGGAGAGACAAGGGTGTTCTCAAAACTTGGCTTACTGAACTCAAAGAAGAAGCGGTTAAAACTAATGCAGAATGGGCGAAACGTCTTGGTATTAATGTTTCTACCGCTATTACTGCTGTTAAGCCTTCCGGCACTGTGTCTCAGCTTGTTGATTCTGCTTCTGGTATCCATCCTAGATACGCAGATCAGTACATTAGACGAGTCAGGGCGGACTCAAGAGACCCCCTCTGCCAAGTCTTAGAGGCCGCAGGAGTGCCCGTAGAGGACGACGTAATGTCACCCACTACCAAGGTATTCTCCTTCCCTATAAAATCCCCTGAGGGGGCTGTGGTGGCCTCTGAGATGGGTGCAATGGAACAACTTGAGCTATGGGAGATTTATCAGGACTTCTGGTGTGAGCATAAGCCGTCCATGACATGCTACTACCGTGATGATGAATTTCTTGAGGTAGGCCAATGGTTGTACAATAAGTTCGACAAGATAAGCGGAGTTAGTTTCCTCCCTTATTCCGAACATACGTACCAACAGGCCCCTTACGAACCCGTAGACTTAGAGACCTATGAGAAGCTGAAGAAGGAGTTTCCTGAGTCCATCGACTGGACAATCTCAGAAAACTCTGACATGACGGAAGGGTCTCAGCAGTTAGCCTGCACCGGTAACAACTGCGAGTTGTAACTTATGGGGCTTCGGCCCCTTTTTACTTAGGTTTAATTATGAACATCAAACGTGACATCGAAGTACGCATAAAAGTACTTGAAAACAAACTAACCAAGTCCATACCTGCTGCTCGCAACAACGAGATACGTGGAGAGATCATGGGTCTAAAGTGGGTGCTAGAGCGTCTCTAGTCTTCCTCTTGTTGTCCTCTAGCCAGAAGTCCACCGCCTGTCGTCAACATACCAGCAGATATCAGGCGCTCTCCTTTTTGAACCTGAGGGTCTGCTTTTATACCTGCTACTGCTTTTACTAAATCCGTATAAGATTCAGTCATCTCGTCCTTTGCTGGGACTTTGGTTTTTCTAGCTAGGGCCATTGCATTGTTACTTGAAGCATCAAAGATCATAGGAGGCGTAGCGTTTACAATCCGGTTAGGTAGTGCTTTTTCTACTGCTTTACCTACAACAGGGACATTCTCAAGGAAATTGTTTTCGTCAGATACAACAGCCGTGATTCTACCTCTAGGCGTTATTTTACCTACATAGTTTACACCGCCTTCTGTAATACCTGTACCAACCATTGATCCAGTGAAGTAGAAACCTCCGTTTGCTTTTGCGTTAGCAAGTATTTCTTCGTCTGTTTTACCCATCTTAGGATGCAACGTAAGTTTAGGACTAGACTTAAACTTCTCAAGCATTTCTTCGTTACTTACGTTCTTCTTGTTTTTAAACAAAGTAGCAAACGTGCGTACAGGCCCTTTGTGTGCAAAGTCAAACGCATGGTTTCCTGTTTGGAAAGTAGTAGGAGTTTTTACATTTATCACAGGAGACGCTGCATCGGCAAATCTCTCTGCTTTTTCTTCCTTACCTACCTTCCAGACGTTGCCTATGTGTTCTTCAAAAAAGTCAAGGTCTCTCTGAGGTGTGTTGTTTCTAGCACCTACCTGATTCACCAAGTCAGAGTAAACACCGGGACGGAAAGTAACAGTGTCGGACATGTAACTGATTCTGTCCACTGTGTCAAGTGTAGGATCAACAGGCCCTTGTCTACCTAAGCGGGTATTAGTGATAATGTTTTGTTGTCCTTGGGCGATCGCTTTAGCTAGATCTCTCTGCTCTCCTCCTGCCGCTTCTTGCGCTACTCTTATAGTTGTAGGGTTAACGCCTGTGCTGTAGTACAAAGCACGTGCGTCAGGATTCATTAGATTAAACAAACCTTCTCGTGTTCCTTCTCCAGCCCAGTTTAAAAAGTCTTGTGTCCTGATCCTACCTTGCATGACTTCTTCAGCGTTTCTAGCGTCTTTAACAGTGTTTGCCACCATGGGACCAATTTTAGGTATTCTTCTGACCTTATTAGCAAACGCTTGTGGGTCTCTGGCTATATACCTGTCAACCATATTAGGCACAGCGTCTTCAGGTATGTCAGTAGGGCCGTAAAAGTTTCTAATCAAGTTCCTAGGGGAACTCAAGAACAACCCAGCGTTTTCCTGCGCCCTGTTTAAGTTAGGAAGAGCCTCTTGTGTAATTTGAGCGCCCCTACGCATCATCCCAAGACCACCCACAGGGACGTAGTTAGCAGGGGTAGTCAACTCTTCGGCAGCAAAGTTAAGAGGAGCCATAGCGTCAACTGTGGTTGTTTCTACAGGACCAAAAGCATTAGGGCCTCCCCTCATTCGTTCTACGCGAACAGGAGCAGTACCAAAGGGGTCTTCAACAGCAGGATTAAGAAAAGCAGAAGTAGCCTGCTGCCTGTAGGTTTGTGCTGTAGAACCTACCCTAGAAGCGCCTTTGCGTATTGCTGCGTACTCTTCCCTTTTCTTCTGAAAATCACTCACTCTCTTCTTCCTTTATCTCTTCACGAGTTTCGTCAATAAGATCTACCAGAAGTAAACGGTCCATCTCTAGTTCTTTCAGGGCAGTGCCTTTAGTCAAAGGAATGGCTTTGTCAACAGCAGAAAGCATACTTGCGTATATTCTAGCCCTATTTCTAGGCTTCATGGCCTGTACGCCTGTGTACACTGTAGCACCAAGAACCCCTGCAGCTGTTGCTGGTACAGCGCCTCCTATGGCTCCTAAGCCTGCAGTTCCTGTAGCGCCCAGTGCTAGAACAGTGTTTGGCAACAAGTCAACAGCCTTAAGATTACGTACGGCACGACTAACGAGGTCTCTGGACTCTGCGTTACGCTTAGGTAACATGTCTTCCATGGCTGTGATACCGTGGAACTGTTTAGTCAACAGGTTATGCAGTTGATCTCCACGGGTGTTGGCCTTGAGCGTGTCGTTTAGCACACCACGGATCTTACGGGCAGCAATAGACTTAGCACTAGGTGTTCCGTCAAAGTTGTTGATTAGGTCGTCAAACTTACGTCGAACCTCTAGTACACCCACAAGGTCTGAACCTCTGGTTTGTACTGACTCAAGGACAATCTCTGACAACTCAGTAAGCTGCTTTTGTATGTCTCCGGTGGCTATACGAACAATGTCGTCTTTTAAGACTTCATTAACAGCCCCTTGCATGTCCTTTAGAAACTTGTCAGAGTTGATCGCTTTGTTTTGAGCAGTAATAATCTTGTCAGTCGTTTGTTTGGCTGCTTCGACTTCTTTCTGTACTTGCCTGTAGTTATAGGTGTACGAACGGTTTGGCTTTATGCCTTTCATGTTAGTCACGGTGTCAATGACTAAGTTGTCAAACTCACTGGGCTGCCACGTTTTTGTACGCAAGGCGCCCTTTTCTTCAAACACGTCCCGCATCTCTGGAGTCACAGGCTCCAACAGAAGCGTAACACCGTCTTTTTTGTTGTCTCTGATACGTCTTGCAGCTTCTTTTTGTGCGCCTCTTTTGGCGATGTCTAGTCTAGGTATATCTGGTCTAGGACTAAACAACAGACCAACGTCCACAGTTGACTCAAAACGCTCTGCTGCTTCTGGCATACGCTCTTTAAATGCTTGGTAACCTGCGTCACCTAAAGAAGCTGCCTGAGCCGCTAGTCGGAAAGCGTCGGTGTCCTTGAGTCTTTCGTAAGCTGCTTCTGCTCCTTCCTTAACTGAATTAGGAATCCAAGAGCTAATGTAGGTAGACAATGTTGCACCACCCGCTCTAGCTGCCTGAGAGCCTCCAATAAGGGCTAACTCTGGTGCTCGATAAAGCTGCTGTAGCAGGCTTGGGTCGTCCCCCATGATGATCTGTGATCTACGAGACACCTCAGGACCAAACCGCTCTAGTTCTCCCCTGAGGGTTTCTCGCGCAGCCATCTCAGGTTCAAACCCACGAAGTGCAGGAGGAGTAGTAGAAGGAGTGCTCAAAGAGAACGTCTGTCCCCCTGCAATACCTACCTGCGCTCCTGTTTGTGGATTAGTGGCGGTCTTAAGAGGCAACCACTGTTGTCCGTCCCAGTATACTTTTTTACCTGTTGTAGGATCAGTTGCTGTCTTCATATTATTAGTCCACTATGTAGTCTACGCCGCCTATTGTTACTGTTGAACCTGTAGTCAAACCAGTGTCGTCAACATCAGGTTCAACCCTTTCTGGAGGCATGTCAACCAGAGGGTAGAAAGCCATACCTGCTTTTTCGCTTCCTTTTAGTTTGTTGTCTACCGCCCCTCTTAGGCTGTTGTATTGCTTTATGGTTCGTACATTTTGGTTACGTATAGTAGTCAACAGTCTACGCATAGTTTCAGGACTCATTCCAATGTCGCCTGCTACTACTTTCTCTGCAAACTCTCTGTCTTTATCTGACAAACCTGTACCAGCACCCAAGTTGGTGATGTAGTCAGCAACACGTGCTCCTGCTAATGAAGCGTATTCTTCCGTGTTTTCTATCTGGTCTGCATCTGATATATCAATGCCCGCCACACGTGCTGCTCTAGCAACGTCCATTCTAAACGTAGCTCCGTAACCTGTATACATGTTGTCAATGTTTTCCAAAGACGTATCAATAGACTCAATAGAAACTACGGCTTTGTTTGCAGCATCAAGACCGTCTGACAAACGACTAACACCTTCGCCCATGATTTTTTCAGCCATTGTGCCGCTGAGGTTTTCAATGCGTTGAACTTCAGGCGGAGCCTTGCGTAGACCTATTTGTTGAGCAGAGACCCACGTGTTGTTTTCTCTGTCATATACCTGTCCACCTTCGGTACGGAAAGGCAGTACTTCGCCGTCCTTCAAGAAAAACTCAATGTCACCACCACGTTGACCCGTAAGAACGTCGTTAAACACTTGGTCAGGGGCTTTTCCTAGTTCAAGTTCGTTAAATAACTTGTCACTAATACCTCGCTGTCTAGCCAACTGCCTCCGTTGTGCTGGTGTTTGCGTTGGCATATTCTTGAGACGATAATCAATCATAGTGCCTACAATGTCACCAAGTTCCTTAGGGTCAGTCACGTTTTCAATCTGTACTGCTAGATTGTCAAGACCTAGGTTTTCAGCTTGGGTTTTGACCTGTGCTTTTCTATTAACTAATGCCTGTGAGCTTGCCTCTTGAGCCGCTAAGTCTCTAGCAGCAGTAGCAAGTTTGGCTGCGTTGTTTACGTCGCCCTGCTGTTGATAAAACTGAGCCAAACCTTGAAGCCCTGCTACAGTATTAGGATCAAAACTAGCAAGCTTGTCTTTTATCGCTTGTTGTTCCTGTGCAGCAGCACGGCGCGCAGGAGCAGCGCCTATGTTTTGAGCGGCGGTAAACAGCCCTCCCATGTAAGAAGGCTGTGTTGCTGCCTGTATAAAACTTCTACCAAAACGTGCCATTATTAGCCTCCTCCCCGATTAAAGATACGGAATAAACCTCCTCCGCTTGGGTCTAGTCCAATTACATCGTCCAAAAACTCACTAAACCCTTTACCAGTGCCTAAAACTCCTTCTCCGGTTCCAGCACCACTAGGACTTGTAGCCCCACTTAACAGACCTGAACCAGCTGTCCCAATAAGGTTAGCTTGTCCAAGGCTTGCTCCCAACAGCGCATCAATACCAGAAGCAGTTGCCTCACCAAAGAGTCCTGTACCGTACAACTGTGCTTGTTGTGCTTGAGCCGCTGCAGTTTGTCCGGGAGACAGCGCACTTAACAACTGTGTCTGAGGCAAGTAAGCGCCACCAAGAGCAGTAAGACCAAGCTGTTGACGTGCGCTTTGTAGACCAAGTTCCCCTCCTAAGAGACCTTGACCTGCTTGCATTGCCTGTAGTGCCTGTGCTTGACGTGCTGTGTTCAATGCTTGTCGTTGTTGTGCTAAGTTTGCACCTAAGCCCGCGTACTGTGCGCCTAGTCCTGCCTGTTGAGCCTGAAGACCTCCCGCAAGCTGTGCCAACTGAGCAGTTTGTCCAGCAGCAGTAGTAGCCCTTCCAAGACCTTCTGACTGTAGCTGTGACTGGATCTGTTCTGCGGACAAACCAAGCTGTGCAAGCTGGGTAGCTCGTTGCTGTGATTGAGACTCCAAAGCAGACTGCGCTTGTTGTGCCTGTAGTCCTGCACCAGCCAACTGCATCTGACGACCAAAGCCTTCTGCATTCATCTGAGACTGTACCTGCTCTGAAGATAGTCCAAGTTGTGACAGTTCGTTTGCTCGTTGTTGTGCTTGTGAACGCAACGCTGACTGAGCCTGAGCAGCTTGAATACCAGCTTGACCCAGCTGTAGCTGTCTTCCAAAACCTTCAGCGTTCATTTGAGATTGTACTTGCTCTGCTGACAACCCAAGTTGCGACAGTTGTGCTGCCCGTTGTTGTGCCTGAGACTGCAACTGACTTGACAAACCTGCTTGACCTGTGAACAATCCACCAAATGCCTGAGCCTCACCCAAAGCCCGCTGACGTTCTGCCTGAGCTTGCTGAATAGCAGACAAGGATGCTCTGTCCTGAGCTTCTTCTTGTGCTGTAGCCAACGCAAGTTGTTCAGGGGTAGCCCCACCAAAGGCTGCTGAACGCACACCAAGGCGTCCTTGTGCAGCTAGACGCTCTTCCAAAGCAAGACGTTGGCGCTTTTCTTCAGGGCGTTGTGTAGCTCTAATACGCTCAAAGACTTCTGCTTCTCGTGCGCCTGTAGGTCGTAACACATCTGCAGCTGCTTGTCCTGCAAGACCACCATACTGCCTACGTAAGGCTTCTACGTCAGAAGGAGCAGTAGTGTCAAGACCAGCCATTCCTAACTCTAAACCTCTAGCGCCTAACGCTCCTGCACCTGTGCGAACATCAGGGGGACGTATGCCAGCGAAAGTTTGACTAATGTCTGGAATTATTCTACTTCTTTCAGCAGCGCCAGCACCTATAGCCTCTCCTGCTAACATACCTGCGCCTGTACGAACTTCAGGAGGTGTAATACCTTCAAAAGTCTGAGTCACGTCAGTTACAGGTCCGCCTAAAACACCAACTTCACCTAGACCAAGACGTTGGCGGCTAAGGTCTAACGCTTGTTGTCCTAGTGTTCCAACACCAGCACTAGGCTCTTGAGTTAAAAGTCCGGGCACTTGTTCTGCAAACCGTCCACGCAAGAGATTAATGTCTGCAGGCTGTGCTTCAGCGGTAGTCATAAAGTCACTACCAAGGCCGAAGGCTTGTTCAGCTGCGGCTCTTGTAGGATCAATACCAAAAGTAGGAGTAGCCATCAACTGCTGACCCCTGCCTAAAGCTCCTAGACCTGCTTGTTGTAACTGAGCAGCGCCCGGAGTAGGACCAAACATATTCCCAGCACGTCCTAAGAGGCCCCTTTGTATAGCCAACTCTTCAGGAGACAAATCCATTGTGGTGCTGAGTCGTTCTTCTGTAATGCTCTTTTCTTCTCCTGTGACGGGATCAGTATACGTTCTTTGAACAGGAGTTAGTTCAGTTCCAAACTCACCGCCAGTAGCAGTAGCAATAGTATAAGGACGAAACGTAGCCTGCGCCATTTGTTGTGCTGCAAGCTGGTCACCTAACTTCAGTCCGCGCTCGCCGATACCGCCTAATTTTTCATAAGCTCCTGTAAGAAGACCAATACCAGCAAGGCTTCTGCCTCCGGAGCCTGTTAAAAAGTTGTATAAGCGGTCCATTGTTGTTAAAGAAGGGTCGTCTCCACCGCCACTTAAAGTAGAAGTGTCAACTGGACGGTAACTTTGAGTTTCTAAATTAGGGTTGTTCCTTAAAAATTGAAGAGCTTCGTCTAATGTATTGAAACTCCCTTGCGTCTGTCCCGCGTTGTTTCTAAGCGTAAACCCGCCTGTGTTTTCTCCAGCTGTACTAGCGGTCGTGGCAGCAACTGAGGCATTATTAACTCCTGCATCTGCAATCATTGGAGGTCCTGAATAGCCCGGGTCTGACACTAAAGATGGAGCAGCTACGCTTTGGACGTTATCAATTGTTCCGTTAGTTGCGTAGTCATAAGCACGGGCTTCTTGAATAGTATTAAAGGTTTGATTACCTACACGATACATTAGTACGTACCTCCATCAATAGTGCCTGTTGACAGCGTACCTGTAAAAGTCAACGCAGGAATTGTCACAGTACCTGTAAAGGTAGGCGAAGCAATGTCTGCCTTTGTAGCGATAGCTGTTGATATAGCGTCGAACTCTGTTTCAAACTCAGCGCCCTTAATGATTTTACCGCTGTCACCAGAAGGTAGACTGTCCTTAGCGGCAAAGTCAGTAGTCTTTGTATAGTTACTCATAGTACTTTACCCATTAGTGCTAATACGTTGATCTCTTGGAGAGACAAACCAGAACCGTCTATGTCTGCTTCCAACCCAATTGTTATAACTCCACCGCCTCCGGTAGTGTTTATACCACGGCGTGACGTAAGATCACCACCTGTAAACTCTGCTGTACTGTTGTACTCGCTTTCGTTAAAGTAGCCTGTTACCTGATTACCTACTGTAAACTCTGCTGTTTGAAAAAACGAGCCAAAGTCATAAGCCCACTTAAGAAACATAATGGCACTGTTAGCACCAACAATCGTAGGACGTAGCTTTTTAAGTATCTTCAAACGTGAAGGATCACCAAAGGTCAGACCGGGACTGTAGTATTTAAAACGGTATTTTTCACCATTATCTTGATAGCCGCTGTACTCACCAATGCCTTCGCCGTTACCAATCAACAACGTCCCGTCTTCTTTTCTACCGTAAGCCGTAAACCCTGTGCCGGGCCAGCGTGTTACACGGTACGCACCGTTTTCTAGCGTGCCTCTAACATCGAAGCAAAAGGTTGTATCTTGAGCCGTGAAGGTTAATAAGTAGAAGCCTTCTTCTGGGCTGTACACAGTCCTATAAAACTCTGATTCATTCTGCAGCAGTGCGATGATGTCTTTTGTTACGTTGCCTGAAAGACTGCTGATAGGCATTGACTTTTCTTGTATTGTTCTACCAAAGCTTTTTAGACCAGTGTGTGACAAGAACAACACGTCTGTACCAGTGTGCTGCACAGTGTCCCTGTCTACGCAACCTACTCCTGCTACCGTGTCTGCTAACACCATAGTTGCTGGAGCTTCTGCACCAGAGTAAGCAATAATGCTGTGCTTACCAAAGATAATTAGGAGTCCGTTGTGTGCTGCTAGTGCAACAATTTCGTCATAACCGTCAGGCCATACCTTAGACACGTCAATAGATCCGCTAGTACCGCCAGACCAGTCATGTCCAATCAACAGGTCTGACCAGTAGATAGTAGACTTGTCGCTGCTAAAGTCCGCAGTCCAAAGACGGCCGTAAGCCGGTATGACTTCGTTGCCGTACATAGTAGAAGCAACACCAGCAGCACCGCTGACAGTACTGAGTTTAACTACAGCTGCACCAGCGTTATCATAAACAAGCGGTTCGTACCCACGTTGAAAAAAGTAAATCTTATTATTAAAGTTTACCATCTTCCAATTATCAGCAGTAATTGTGTAACTGCCGGGAGTTTCGTCAACCAATGTTGTCGTACCGCTGATAATCTTGTTGTTACCTACAGAGAATATTTTTCTGTTACCACTACTATCCTCAAACTCTTTGATGCTTCTGATCTTAGCAGTACCTAGCACAGTTTTGTTTGTTGTTAAAACATTGTAGCCTTTGCGTGACGCAATACGACCACGTTTGTCAATCACTGCGTTGTCAGCAATGTCAGCAAACGAAGGGTCTTGTGCCAGTGGAGAATCTTCTGTGTTGATTCCCTTAAACGCTGGAGCTACAAGATTGATGCTTTGTAACTGTTGAGCCATAACTACCTCACGGCGTATAGAAGATTACTTCTTCTGGGTGCTTTTGAGCGTCTAGTGCAATGGCATCAGACAAGTATCTGTCAGCAATAGCAAAGTACTCAGGAGCAGACGTACCGCCTGTTTCACCACGTTCACGAGCCAACAGAGCAATTGCCATGTGAATTACAGGCATTGAAGGCACCGTTAGTTCGTCTGAGTCCGCTGACAAATCAGCTTGTCTTTTGACACAGTTAAAACGAATGGTGTACTCTTTGTCCGGAGTAGGGTAAACGTCAATCTGAGTGTCACCACTGCTGTCTACGCCGTTGTACGTGTAGCACGTAGGCGCTCCTGTACGTGGATCAGAGATCAGGTAAGCTTCGTCAAAGAACGTAGCTGTCTTGTACTCCATAAACAAATTAGCTGTGTCGTTGATTACATTAAGTGCTTTGATTCTGTTTTCGCTTCCAGTAAGAACGTAATTGAAGATGTCAGAAGTAGTAGTAATCGTTAGGGTAGTCCTAAGGGCAGACCAGTCCCACGCATCTTCTACCATTCGCTTTGCGTCGTTTACAAAGTCCCCTACCATCTTACCATAAGTACTAGAAGAAACAGAGGTAACTTCTTCTTCTCGTAATCTACGCAATACGTTGTTTACTAAATTTAAATAAGTCATACCTTTTTCCTATTTAGGAACATATTTGTAAGCATACCTGCTGCAAGATCATTAGCACTTGGTAAGCGCATTGGTTGTATTGGCTGAGGTAAAATTAAAGGCTGTAACTGTGGAGAAACATAATCTATATTTGTCATGAAAGGTTGTGCTTTAGGAAAAGTAGGTGTTGTGCTAGCAAGTAATCCAGTTCCAATACCATCTCCAATTCCATCACCATCACCATCACCATCACCATCACCATCACCATCACCATCACCATCACCATCACCATCACCATCGCCATCGCCGTCACCATCACCTTCACCGGGTTCAGGCCCGGGTCCGGGTTCGGGTCCGGGTTCAGGTCCGGGTTCAGGTTCAGGTCCGGGTCCGGGTTCAGGCTCAGGATCAGGATCTGGATCTGGCTCAGGGTCTGGCCCGGGATCTGGCTCAGGTTCTGGGTCAGGCTGAGGTTGAGGATCTAACTCGACAAAATCATCAGGCATACAAACACCAAAAAAATCGTTGTATGTAAAACCCGGATCACATTTTCTTTTTACTAAATCTTCTTCTTCTTCTATTCCGCTTTCTTCTTCGTCTCCGATACTATATCTCTCGCCTACTCTTGTTATAGAGTCATAGTACTCTCTGTAGTAAGGATTATTAATGTAAACAGGATCAGTATAAATTTCACCTGTAAAGACATTTCTATATTGACCGTTTCCAAGATACTCCCAAGGATGTTCTTCATCAACAGGCTCATTTTCATCAGTGCCTCCATCAGTGTCTCCATCAGTGTCTCCGCCACCGCCGCCACCACCGCCGCCACCACCGGGAGGTTGATCTGGATTAAAGTTAGGCGGGAAATTAATTACGTAAACAATGCCTGTTTCTGGATCAGTCCACGTACCACTTTCAAAAATTTCATTAGTTATTTCAACATCAGGAAACTGTGTTTCAAATTCTTCTAAAGATACTGTTTCTTGTTGTGGAGTTTCTTCTTCTTCTTCTTCGTCTCCTTCTCCACCGTCAGGTTCACCACCACCGGGGTCTCCTGTTTCTTGTTGTGCCAACCATTGTTGAAAACCACCAGCTGCTTGTATTTCTTGTGCAATAACTAACAACTCTTCAGAACTAGATCCTTCGATAGCTGTTAAAAGAGTATCAATAGTTTCTTCATCAAGACCCGCAACATTTCCCTGAGTGCCTGCCATGACATCCATAAGAATGTCAAAGATAGTTTCAACATCTTCGAAGTCTGTAGGTTGTTGACCTTCTCCCGGGGTTAGCTCCATAATGTCTAAAGGAGTTCTGCCTTCAAACTGCGCCAAGTAGTTGGATAGTGCGTTTGCTCTTGCTTCGTCTTGCAACATAGAAATAGTGGAAGGGTCAGTAATAGAATACTGTCCAAACAAACCACCGCCACCTACGTCACCAGACTGGAAACGTTCGACGGCTTCTTGGCCGAGTTCTTCTGGAATCGGCGTTTGACCGATCTCTCGCAAAAGGTCTTCTAATGTTGCCATTTTACTTCTTCCAGTTAGCTAAACCACGAATACCAAACGATGCTGCAACAGCAGCCCCCAAGAAACCTTTGTACCAATCAGGCATACCGTCTAAAGCAGCAAACCCTTGCATAACTACAGGCACCATGCTAGGAAAGAACGCAAGTATACATGGTACTGAAAACAAAATAGTAAACCATTCGTCTTTCCATGAACTGCTTGCGTTGTTTGCATGAATGTTTTCCCAGTTACTATCCTGCTTAATTGCCTCTAGCTTACGCTCGTGTACTGCCTTCTTCTCTTCAGCCTTACGCTCAAGATGACCGCCAACAAGATTTACCAAAGGGTTAATCAGGGTTTGCCACATATTTAAATCTTAAAGCCGTAAGCAACAACACCAACAATCGCACTAACCATAAGCCAAACAAAACGTTCGGCTATCTTTGCTGACTGTGTGTTGTAGCCAACAATGCTTTTGACGTTATCAAGGTCAGACTCTTGTTCATCAAGACGATATTCAAGGCGATCAATCCTTGCACTACCAGCTACTAGCTTTTCGTCTACTCTGGCAATCATCGCCATAGCTTCCGTCAACTTGTCTAGCTTTGATTCGATCCTATTAAGACGTACCGACTGATCGTCCATTGAACTCCCCTTGTTACTGCTTGGCCTTGCCTACGTTAATAGCCATGATGTCAATAAAACGATACAACTTAGCCAGCCATGCGTCGTCCTTTGGCGTAGGTGTTACTGCCGCAATGATTGAGCAGACTGTGACGACCATAGGCGCAATAGCCGCTAGGTCAGATAGAACCTTTAAGATGTCCATGGAACACCTACCTCAGTTGTTGGCGCTTTCTGCTCTGCGATGTTAGCCGCCAGTGAAGCCTCAACAGCATCCTTGTCGACGCCGTTGTCCCAGCACCAGTTCAATACCATAGACTCAGTAAGGTCTGCGTAAGGAACGAAGTCATCAGCAGATGCGTCGGGTGTAAACGAAGCAGTGCCGTAAGCGGCGGCAATGTGGTCGCCGTCTACTTCAGTGACACGCCAGTGTGCAACGATTACGCCGCCGTCAGCAGTATTGTGTTCGAGTGTGGATATAGTCCATGTAGCCATTAGTTAGCTCCAAATACTGCGTTGCAGATAGCCTGCACGTTTTGTGGCTCAGATGACCAGTCGTCACCCGATTGAATTACATGACGGTGATACGACTGTGAAATTACAGCGCCGTCTTCGAGTACACGAGTAGCAGTCCGTACTTGAACAGAGGTTACGTCATTGCCGTCCTCGTCCTGAGTAGTAACTACTTCTACTTTGTCTGCTGTTACGCTTTTAGTTAATGCCATTGTCTTTCTCCTTTAGTCCGTCTCAAGAATCCACTTGAGATAATTAGGCTGTTTCATAGGTTATTGTCATAATTAGATCGTTAGAATTGCCACCAGTATTTAAATCTGAAATTTGGACATACTCTGCTAAAGCACCGTTTACACTGGTCTTATATGTAAGGTAAGCAAAATCACCGCCAGTATTTACATATCCACCAACAGGAGGTTCGCCTGACCAACTAGCGGTATAGCCCACGCTTACGGCGCCATATATACTAGATGCTGACGTGAAGGGCAGTCCTTGTATTTTCAAAAGACCCGAACCGCCACTAACTGCATCAGTCCTCATGCGAATCTGCACAGTAACTTTTTTCCCTACTTTGATATAAGACCCATAGCGCGCACCATCATAAGTAACTGAAGTGGGATTTGAAGTTCCTCCGCCGATTGTTGGAGTAAACGTCCCTTCTTCATAGTCATCCAGCGTATTAGCCGCCGCATAAGTGCCGACAGCGGTGCCTAGTGTTATGCCGTTGGGGGCGATTAGATGGCCAGAGTTGTCGATGCGCATACGCTCGGAGCCATTGCTTTGAAAAATGGTCGAGCCAGAATCCGTCATGTTAAAGTAGCCATGGACGGACTCTTTGACAAACCGAAATTCGCCTGTGTTGTTTATCGCATTAAAAAACCCTCCAGAAGTAGCATTGTTATATGCCTCTATTATTTTAAAGGCACCAATTGCAGTTGGCGCTCGACCTATACCGACATTGCCAGAGCTGTCGATACGCATACGCTCTGAGCCGTCAGTAGAAAATGCTATTGCGGCGGATTCATCGGTTCTTAATTGAAAATCGCCAGTGCCTCTATGTTGAATGACAGACGTAGTATTAGCGCCGCCGTTGTTTCTTATGATTCTTAGGCCATAGTCGGTGTATGTAGCATCGCCTACTAAGTCTAAGAATGAATAGCCGTTGCCAGTTCTGCCATGACCAATTTCAATAAACTGGTCTTCTGTAGAAGCGCCTCTTGTCCGTATATTTCCATAAACTTCTAATTTTTCTCCAGCAAATGAACCACCTATACCGACATTGCCAGAGCTGTCGATAACAAGCTGACCAGAAGACAAAGCGCCGCCAGCGTTGCTTATATACGTACTGCCGCCTTCCGAACCAAAATAACTGTTTGTGTCGTCGTCGCTGATTAAAATAGCGCCACGGTTGTCAGTACTTTGGAACTGAGCAATAGTGTTATCAGCAGTGCTTGCGTGGACAACGTAGCTAGGCGACGTAGTACCCAGACCTAACCGTGAAGTGCTTGCGTCCCAGAAAAGGTCTTGTGATGAGCCGCTCGAATCGTAGAAGCTAATGTCGCCTGTGGCTCCGTCAATTTGTGTTCTAAGAGTGTTGTTAGACATCCAAAAAACATCAGTATTGGTTGACGAGCCAAAACGTGCGCTAGAGTTTGTAGAGCTAATAAACGCAGTTGTAGGTGTATCTGTGTCTGTGATGTTTAAAGTAGGAGAAGAAGCTCCTTGCAACGTAGCATTACCATCAACAGTCAAACCATCAGCAGTCACAGTCCCCGTTACGTCGATGCCTGTGGAGGTGGTGGAGAGCCTGGATGCGCCATTAAAATATAGGTCTACCGCACCGTTTTCTAAGAATCTGCCAAGGTCTTCGTTAGAATCTTTACCTCTGAGGTAAACACCTGCTGTACCTTTTATAAATAAAACGCCACTTCCTGTGTCTTCAATATAACTATTTGACCCATCATGATAAATCTGTAGGTCAGAGCTAACACCGAAGATAGCCTTGTCGTTGTCGCCGAAGGTTACGTCGCCAGTAGTTCCAAGACCTGCAAAGCTAACTGTACCTGTTGCTGTAATATCTCCAGTAGTAATGCTGGTAGGATTAGTACCTACTTCAATAACAGTACCGCCTGAGTCTTCTGTGTAGAGGCGCTTGTTAGTCAGGTCTAATGCGGGTTCGCCTTGAACAAGATCACCGGTTGTAGGTGCGCCAGAACCATTCTTGAGTTTAATCGTGGTCATTAATAAGTTCCCCCGTCAACAGTTGACAGTGTAGTAGTGATAGAAGTTGTGCCTGAACCTGTAACTGCTCCAGACAGAGTAATCGTTTCGTTACCAGTAATATAGCCTGAGTTGTTAGTTAGGACAGAAATGTTGTCCCCACTTTGCAATGCACTATCAGCCAATGCGCCTTGTGCTGCCGTAGCGTAGTCAGCAGAGTCAAAGGCTTTTACCTGTGCGAGGTTAGTTACCTCTGAATCCATTAGCGCACCAGCAGCAGTTACGTTAGCTGTATCCGTTACGTTTGCGCTGGCTTCGATACCGTTGAGTTTCGTATGGTCTGCGTCAGTAAATACATTGGAATCCGTTGCTGACTCTACAAGCGTCCGTATTTCAGCTGCGGTTTGGTCTGCTGTAGCGTTTGCTTCAATACCGTTTAGCTTTGTGTGATCCGCATCGGTAAACACATTAGAGTCTGTAGCCGCTTCTACTGCCGCCCTTATCTCTGCGTTACTTTGGTCTGCTGTGGCTCCTGCTTCAATCCCATCTAGCTTGCTGTGATCTGCATCAGTAAAGACGTTAGAGTCACTTGCAGAGTCAACCAGTGTGCGAATCTCTGCGGCTGTCTGATCTGCTGTAGCACTGGCTTCAATGCCGTCTAGCTTAGTGCCGTCTGCGGCTACGTCACGGCCATCAACAGTACCGCTAAGCACCACATTGCCTGTGATGTTAACGTTACCTGTACCTGTAATGTCATTGCTGTTTAGGTCAAGGTCACCGCCTAGCTGTGGCGTAGAGTCACCAACAAGATCCGGGTTAATACTGTTCCACGTGGAACCATCGTAGATTCGAGTAGTGTTGTCGCTAGTGTTGAAGTACCAGTCACCTACCGTTACAGCATTGCCGTTAAGGTCAACAGTAGGGTTGGTAGCAGAAGTGCCAAGGTACAAACCATCAATTGCTTCTTGAGCCGCCTCTGCCGCTGTCTGCGCTGTTTCTGCTGCAGTCTGAGCAGTTTGAGCTGCAGTAGCGCTGGTCGCTGCTTCTGATGCCTTAGTGGTGGCTGTTGTAGCTGAGGTTGCTGCATTAGTTGCTGATGTGGCTGCTTCTGTGGCTTTAGTCGTTGCGGTCGTTGCGGAAGCAGAAGCGTTTGTCTCTGCTGTTTCAGCGTTAGTCTCTGCAGTCTCAGCTGCTGTCTTAGCTACTTCTGCTGCTGACTGTGCAGTTTCTGAAGCGGTCTTTGCAGTTTCTGCAGATGTCTTAGCCGATACAGCTGCGTTTTCTGCAGTTTCTGCATTAGTCTCTGCAGTCTCTGCATTTGTTTCTGCAGTCTCTGCGTTAGTCTGTGCAGTCTCTGCTGCAGCTTGTGCAGCCTCAGCAGCCGTTTGAGCCGCTAAAGCTGACTCAGCAGACGCTGCGGCTTCATTTGCTTTTGAAGAGGCAGTACGGGCTTCTGTAGCTATCTCCGACGCATACGCATCAGTGCTAGACTCACCAGAACCACCTGTGCCACGGAATAAAGGCATCTACTGCTCCTACAAAAGAAAAGGAAAAGGGGCCATTGCTGACCCCTTAAGTTCGTTACTCTGCGACTGCGAGTACGAAACCAGCTTCAGGACGGTATACTTCAACACCGTAGAGGCAGTCAGCCGTGTACAGAGTCGAGAGGTATTCCTGCTTGTACTGGGTCTGTGAACGTACGGCTTGCTGCTCTGCCATGACGATAGCGTCTTTGTGGAAGAGAAGTGCAGCACGAGTATCAACAGAAGATGCAGTGTTGTCTGCAGCAGCTTCGATAGTTGCACAGTTGTTTGAGACATAGATGTCTACACCGTACAGGTTACCAATGAGGCCAGAGCTTACTGCTTGACCAGTTACGAAGTCAGAAGACACGTATCGGTCAATGCCCATGATAGTGTTACGAACAGAAGGTGGGATAACAAGTACACGACTTTCCATCGGTACGTTGTTGTCGTCAAGCTTCTGAATCATGTCACGGAAGAACGCATCGGTAAATACGTCAGCAGCAACGATAGTGTCGTCAGTGTACTGAGTAGTTGTGCCGCCGTCGTTAAAGAAACAACCGCTGTGCTGGTAGTCAGTAGGAGCTACTGAACCAGAGAACACAACTGAACCACCGTCACCAAAACCAGTACCACAAGAGTGGAGGTCGGTGTCGATCTTAGTAGCAAGAGCGTAACCAGCATCTTCAGTGTAGAACTGACGGAGGCTAGAAAGCGCCTGTACTTCAACGATGTCTTCGATAAGACGTGAGTACTCGAAGTGACGGTCGATGTCAACAGTCAATTCGCTCTCAGTGTTTGCAATGATAGTAACTGCAGTGTCAGCAGCCTTAGCATTTGCATCACCACGAGTGGGCTTAGGGATGTGAAGCTTGTCACCTTTCTTGCCATTCATAGCGATACGCTTGACAAGCGGAGCCATCTTCAGGTTCTTTTGGTAAGCAGCAATGATCTCGTCACTCCAGATTTCTGGAATAAACGTTGCCGCTTCAGTCTTCGCAGTATTACCGCCTGCGCCCGGATAAGTTGCAGTAGCCATGTCAATCTCCTAGATTATTTGACTCGACCCTCCGCATAAGCTGCCATGATTTCATCGGACAAAGCTTGGTAACGGTCAGGGTCATTTTTCATTAGTTTAATAATGTCGGCCCTACGATATACCTTCTTACGACTACCCTCTGCACTACCTCGTGCGTTGCCTGTACTAGCTGCTTTAAGTGACTGCTTACGCGCTTGTTTTTCAACATTAGCGGTCTGCTGTGCGACTGTTTTCCGTTCTTTCCAAAGTGTAAACAGTTCGTCAGCAGAGTCAGCATCGTACCCTTGGTCTGCTTGTACAAACAACTGAGTCCTAATCTTAGATCCTTTAATCCATTCCGCAAACTTAGGATCGCTAAGTATGTTTTGCATGTCTGGATGTTTAGACTGAAGCATTGACAATGAAGTTTGCTTCTTGTACTGTGCAGAATACTGCTCTGCTTCTCTAATCTTAGGATGATTCTCAATAGCACGATTAACGGCTGCTTGAGGGTCTGTAAAATAATCTATATCGTCTTCAGGCTCAACGTGTTGTTGAGGTGCTGGAGTCGTTATACTCTGACTAATATAGTCATCGACGACTTTACGAAGTTCACCTACTTCAGAAGATTGACGACCTAAAAGCTTTTCAGCTTCTTGGTGCATGTGTACAACTTCTTCTAGAGACTTGCCTTGGTACTTCTCAGGGACTGTAGGTTCTTCTGTTTGAGGTTGCTCAACTTCTTCTTGTTGAATCTCATCTACTTCGTTTTCAATGGTGTCCACGTTTTCCTCTTCAGGTTGTGGATCAATCATTGTAGCTCTTGACATAATTAAACTCCGTGATTATAATCATTGTGGAGACTTCTTTCTACCTGCTTTTTCGTGTTCTCGTACCCACTTCATGTGCTGACCGGGAAAGTCCCCAGTAGAGCCATCAAGGTGAAAAGACGGGGCAGATACCATTTTAGTAGCGTTAGCGCCACAACCGCACCTACTGGTTGTAACGCCGGACTCTACCATTTCTTCAAAGACATGTCCGTTAGTACAACGGAAGTCATAAATTTTAAACATCAACAGGACCTTCTTCTTCTACTTCTGCTTGCTCTCTAGCAGCTTCAATAGTGGCCTGTAGATTAATTACTGTTGCAAAAGCAGCTACTTGACCTTTACGAAAGAAGAGATCTTCTACGTCTTTTACAGTCTGTACGTCTGCTAATTGAGTTGCGTTTGTGGAAAGCTCTTGCAAGAGTTGTTTGAAACCTTCATGATTGAAGAGTTCGAAGTAGTTGTCGAAGTAGGTTTCAAGCTCAGTGTTCATAGTTTCCTCTAATGTTGTTAACTATAGTTTTATTATAGCATACTTTTTAACAGTTGTCAAGCTTTTCTTGTGGACTTCCTACGTCTACCTGAAGCTGTAACTGCGTGTTTAATTGCTTTGGGGCCTGTCTTACGTCTTGCAGAAGACTCTTTTTCTTTTTTAGTCATTTTAGCTGCAACAGCTTTAGGTCTACAAGAGGGGTAAGGGCGTTTACTTTTCTTTGCGGACTTACGCCCACAAGGTTTACCTGTTTTTACGTCTACCCACTCCTCCTTAAACCACTTAGTAAGGCCACCCTTAGGTTTCTTAGACATACGTACCACCGCGTTTCTTGTACTCTCTAGTCAACCACCCTGAGGCGTAAGCAGAAGGCCATACATCAAACTTACGCTTAGCTTCTGCTTTTACTCTAGAATACAAAGCCTTATTTTTAGGTGTAGGCCCAGATTTTTTAGGTTTGCTTTTTGCCTTTGGCATGACTACTTCTTCTTTTTCTTTCGATTAGTCATTGTACGTTGACCACGAACAGGCATCGCTGGTTTTTTCTTTGGCTTAGTTGATTTCATTCCATAGCCGGGCATAGCTTTCTCCTTTGCTGTCTTAGACAGGTTTTCAAAATGGAAAAGTTTTACAGATGTTTTTCCGTGGGTTTTGCCTGAATGAAGTTCTCCATTAGGCATCTTATGCGTGCCGCCTGTATACTCAGTGCCGTCGCGTTTATAATGTTTTACACCTTTAGCCATTACCATTTTACCTTATGCGACCAATAGCGCGCAGATAGTTTACTGGGGCTGGAGTCCTGAGCATTGTGTCGCGCGTAGTAGCTTTTCTTTCGCGCTTTATCCTTTGCTGTCTTAGGATTTTTCCCTGCACCTTTAACGCCCTGCTGACCAAAACGAATTGTCTTGATCTTATCACCCTGCTTCGCAACTACAACATGCGATTTAGTGGGATGGCTGGGCGTTCTCTTCGGTTTGTTGAACCCGCTTACGCCCGCGCGTGCTAGTCTTGGGTCTTTCTTTGCTGGCATTACTGAATTCCTCCAGTTGGCGTTCCAAGAGGTCTAGGCGCTCCCATTGGTGGTTGAACTCTTGGTTGACTCTCTGTAGGAGTAAGCGCAGTTCGTGGTCCGTTAACATTGTTTTTTCCTTCTATTTGCTTTTCTTTAAGGAGAGTTTCAGCCACTTTCATACGGCGTTCAAACTCTTTGTCTTCGGCGTCACCTTCTTTGAGGTTTCGGGTAACAGCGTTAATACGGTCGATCTCAAGCTCCTGTGGAACTGCTTGCGCTTCTGCTGTAAGCTTTTGCGCTCTTGCCTGAGACTCTTGAGCCTGAGCAGACAACGCAGCTGTTTGGGACTGTTGGAACTGCATTTGTACCTGTTGTGCTTGTTGTTGCATTTGTTGTGCTTGTGGGTTAGGCTGCATTGCTTTTTGCATTGCCGCTAACAACTCTTCACGGTTAGACAAATTCATGTTGTCAATAATGCTTTGAATTAATGTGTTGTACAATGGAGAGTCTTTTTGCATAGTCTGTAGTAGTTGTACAAGCTGAGTAACTTCGTACTCTCTAGCAATAATACCCAGCGTTGAGCTTGCGTTAAATTTATAGTCTGCTACAGGGTACGACTCAGGATCAAACTGCATGTACCGATGTGCAGCCTTTTTAACAAACGGCAACAAGAAAGACTGTTGGAAGTTAATTAATGTGCGCTTGTGGCGTTTAATAATAGCGCCAAGAGACATACTAATACCAGCAGCAGTAGCCTCACCGTTAACTTGACCTGCAATTCCTGCTGAGTCAACGGCTCCTGTTGCTTGCTGTACCATTTGTTGCAGTGCTCCGGCTTGAGCAAACGTAATTTGATTGACTTGACCAAAGTTGAAAGGCTGAAGTACTTCACGAGGATCTCCGTTGGTTAAGATCATTTTACCGGGACGTACTTCTGGTTTAGCACCTCGTGGAAGCCTAGTTGCGTCAATAGCCATCATAGGATGAATTGTAAGGCTTAAGGCGTCAATTCTAGCTCGTAACTCAGTGTCCAAAGCTTTTTGACTGTTGTATCCTTTTTCGCAAACACCACGACCCCAGAAGCGTCCGGGAACCACGTCCCAAGGAAAAGCAACTACAGGGCGATCTTGCATCATGTAAGGGTTAACTTCGGCCTTCAAAAGAATACCACCGTTAGCAATTACTACAACGGCTTCTACGTAACGAGAGCCTGAGTCTTCTTCTTCTGGTACTTCTTCTTCTTCGTCTTCTTCGCTTAAGGACGAATTAAGAAGCTCTCGTGGTACCAAACCGTAGTACTTAGTAAGCCTTACTTTATCGTCATTGTAAATTGTAATGTCTTGGTCTGGTTCAAGATCAGTATCAGGAGCAGCAGGACCAACATAAACGTCGTTGTACACGCCTTGTTCCTGCAAAAGCTCTACTTGGTGCATACTGACAAACTCGTCAATAGCGACGCCCATAGCGTCTTCTACAGATGTTGCTACGGGGTCAATAAGAAAGTTTTGAGGTAGTACAGGTTTAAGCTTTACTTTTACTCTATCAGTAATGTTTACTCCTACTGCTTGTAAATCTCCGTCCATAATGGGCTGAGTAGCAGGAGCCATTTCTTTCATTTCTTCGATAACAATTTCACCAATGCCTGTACCAAAGACTGCAGCATTAATTAAGCATTCTGCTACTGCTTTACGAACCATGCAGTTTTCAAAGTCTTCCGTTAGTTTGTTACGCAGGAACTGCACGTCTTGTTTTTCTGTATCGCCAAAGTTGTCACTTACGTCAAACCACTTACCACGTCCAAACGTAGCTTCTTCTAGTTCCGCTACATTAGACTCAACTGCCTGTTGAAGTGCAGGAGAAATAATACGGGAACGCTCAGACCTACGCTCACTGTCAGCAGGGTCCCAAATGCCACGCCATAATCTATAATATTCTTCAAATCTTGCTTCATAATTTGACTCGTAATAGTCCCTCCAGTCTTCGCACTTAGTTATAACCCAGTCTTCAATTGTTTCTTCAACCATAAGTGGGTCTTGTTCATATAAATCAGTCATATTAGTATCCTGCTACCACGTCTAAAATATCATGGTCTTCAATTTCGTAGTCGTAGTCGTACGCTACGTTAGCCAGTTGGTCAATGTACGCCAAGGCGTCCACCAAGTCGTCATGGGTCAAAGGGTCAGGAAACTGGAAGAGTTGGTCTAGGAATCTAGAGTTCCACTCTCCTTTGTTCAGCGTAATGTACCCATTTTCAAAGCGTCCTTGTAACGCCCACATTACTCTGTCTGTTTTCTTTTTGTTACCGTGAGTTAATTCTTCTACTCTAAAGAACATGCCGTAGCGTTTCTGCATGTCCATTAACGGAGACATTACGGCTTGTTTAGCAATACCTCTTTCAATTCCAACCGACACGGGACGGTAATCTCTAACGGCCTGAAATATCTTAGCTGCTGTTTCGTCAAGTGACCATCTACCGTATATGATATTGTCAACATACCAACCATGCTCATTGACCTTAACCACGGCAATCGCTGTGTCGTCAAGTTTGGAATTTTTAGTTTTCTTTTTGTTGACTTCCTCAAAGCCTGCCAAGTCAACGGCAATGTAATAATCTCCTACTTCTGGCTCAGACTCACTAACTTTAACCCAGTCTTCCTTAAACATCTCTGAACCACGGGCTTCAAACGACGCCATAAATTCTTGACGAAACGCATAAGAAGACATACTGCGTTTAGCAACATCAATTTCGTCCGGGTCCAATAGTGGATTGTCATAAGAAGTAAAGTGCCAAGCTTTGTACGTCGGATCATTGTCTAGTTCTGCATACTTATAAAGTTCATAAAAATGGTTGCGACCCATAGGTGTCCCTATGAACATTGCACATCCCTTTTGGTCTGCCAAGGCGGGTCTCAAAATTTGCTCAAACACCTCTGGCTTCATGTCAGCGTACTCGTCCATTACTAGGAATTTGAGGCTGACACCTCGCATGGTTTCTGGTCTATCGGCTCCCTTGAGACTGATAGTGGCTCCGTTAATAAGCTTAATTTGAAGATTATTAACATGACTACCACTGATAACTTCATGCCCGAGATCGAGAAGGGTGGTCCACATGATGTCTCTGGCTTGTCCCTGAGTAGGTGCGACGTAAAATACATGTCCTCTGTCCGCCTGTAGTGCATTTACAATTAACAACCACGCTGCTAACCTAGACTTACCTGTACGTCGCCCAGCAGCTACTATTTTAAATCTTGTGTCGTCTGCCCAGACATCTTGTTGCCAAGGCAGTAGCTCTATATTAAGATCCATTAAAGTTATTAAACACCGCTGGTGCTTCTAATAAATCAAACGTAACCACTACTTCTACGTTGCCTGAGCCACTCGTAGAGGCTTTAATAATGTCTCCCGGCTGCAAAACAAATGTTGCATTACCATCAATCATTAAATGTTCTTTTGAGGATACGTTAGTTCCGTTGTAAATATATACGTCGGGCGTTGGGCTAGGCTTATCTACAAACAATGTAATGCTATTGGTTGAGTTATGCAGGTTGGAAATAAACGCCATGCTCCAATGAGCCACATATCCGGCGGGTATTTCTACAATTGTTTGCGTAGACGTGTCCGTTAGATTTTTGTTCTTGGTATATAACATTAGTATGTCCACATAACTGGAGTTGTGCCACGGGTGTCAACGTGGACAAAGTCAGAAGCAACACCTATGCCTGTAAATCCAAGTTCAAGAGCAGCATGGACAACCTTAAGGCGATCAGCGGCACTTGTTATTTTTATGTCTGCCGCTATGCCTTGGGCATGAGTACCGGGAACATCTTTTTTTCTTTCTATTGGATGCATCGTAGGATGTCTGTACCCGCTAGTAATAACAAAAGGAAATCCACAGTACGCCCGTAAGTGGTCTAACTTCTCTAGGAACTCTTGTTCCATATTGTTTGTTCCGGAGACTTGACAGTCAAACTCTTCTCGCGTGAAGTGCTTAAGACTCATCTACTACTTCTCCTTCAATTATTTGAGGGGTTGTAACTTCAGCTGCACCAACGCCACTAATGTTAATCTGAATAGCGTTTCTACCACCGTCTTTAACTACTTCTTTTTCAAAAGCACCCACTGGTAGTATACGGTCCATCACAAGTTTCCAAGCAGCGGCTTGATTCTTATGGTCATGGTCCAAAGCAGCATCAAAAATTGTCTCTAGGACTTTACGAGACTTGGGACTAGCTAACATCCTAGCCTTGTACTCGTTAATTATCGCTGCGTCACCCTTGGGTCGGCCAACTTGACCCTTGTTTCCGGGTTTTACAGCGGCTACTTCGGACTTCCGGGGTCTGCCACGACCTCTTTTTTTAACTTCAGTGGTCATAACTAAAATTATCCCTGTTTATGCCAATAGTATAACATAAGTTTACACGAAAGTCAAGCTATTTTAAGGGTAAAAGCAGTAGAAGTACAAACACGAGTAAAATCAATAGGTTACACGGGTTTAATTTATGGGTAATTTTCCTAATTTTGACCTATTTTGTGTCTAAGGGGCTACTACAAAAGTACAACAGCTGTCAACCCCTCCCCCGCCCCATAAGTTTTCTAGGGTTTGACACGGGTTGCGCCTTATGTTAGGCCTTAGAGTTGGCATGGTTCTTGCATGGGTTGACACACGGGGCCAACTGTAGTAGCAACCAGAGTTGGCACAGTATTTGCATGGGTAAAACTGGCATGGTGTTTGCATGGGTTGACAAGTGTGTGGGCTTATGTTGGACCCTATAGCCCTACCTTTGGTGCTACCTTTATATCACGCGTATGCGCGACTAGCATACAACACGGGTTGTGGTCAATAGTTCAAACGTGTGAAATATTTACGTTTACATCCGCTGTGGTTCCTGTACCATGGCTACATCAAGTCAACACACGAGCCACAGGAGGGCTTAAGACATGCAACTACGACAACTAGGTAGCAACAAGACAGAGGTAGAATTCACAGACGGAACCACTGTGTTCTTCAGCTACGAGACACCGGTAGCACTACAGACGGCAGAGGGTGACTACTTCCGCACAGAGGACTTCTGGAGCGTCACCACGTCGAAACATATCAACCAGTGGCTGAAGTCCAGAGGTGCGGACTACTGCGACACACTGACACAGGACAGCATCAACGCGAGGGCTACAGTATGAAATTAT